AGTGCTGATGGTGACTGGACTGGATTCTATCGTCAAATGCGAACGGCTGAATCTGGCGACCCATACAAACCAATTCGTAAATTTCATCATGCGAGACACTAATGTTTAACTGGTTACAAGAATATCTATCAATTAGATATCAGTTCAAGCGCCAAAAGCTTGAAATGCAGGAGAATGCATTAATTTGCAAGTCCTGTGAAACACTTAAGATGCAGCTTGAGATTGCTAATTATGAGCGCAAGCAAATGCTTGATGCTCTAATTAAACCATCTCAGCCTGCTGAACCAGTTGTACAGCAGCCACCACAAAGTATTAGACCTCATTCTATTCCTTGGGCTGTTCGTAAGCAGATGCTTGAGGCTGAGGATAGAAAGAAGTTTCAAGTCATTGAAGAGCAGAGAAGGAATGATGAGGCTCTTGCTAAAGCCGCTGTTGCTAAAGCTGTTCCACGAGGTGAGAGTGGTGGTCTATCAGTAGTTATTCCTGATGTATCTACAGAAGATAGTATTAAAGCACTGGAAGAAGAACTCGGTATTGAGGAGGCTAAGTGATGCCTGTTGGACCATCGGCGGGAATGCTTAAGAAAGTATTCGACCCGGCTGTTATGAAAAAGAAAGTAAAGTCATCGCGTGGTTATGCTGAAAGCGGTGGCAACAATATTAAACGGCCGGAGATGGCTGCTGTCCGTAAGCAGAAGGGTGAAGGCGGTAATAAGAAGATGAAGCTAATGCGTGCTGACGCAACACAAGGTGATTGATGCCTGCTACATCAGCTAAGCAATACAAATTTATGGCTGGTATCGCACATGGTATGAAGCCAACTAAAGGGCCGGGACCATCACCACAAGTAGCTGAAGAATTCGTTAAGAAGACACCGGCTGCTAAGCGTAAGCAGTTTGCAAAGAAGTAGATGCCTAATACCAAGCTCGATAAGCCAACACAAGAGAGGATTAAGAATCTTCTCAAGACTGTTGCGACTAATTTCGACCAAGAGGATAGAGCCGCTCGTGAACGCCAACTCCGTAATTGGCGGCGGCTCAAACTTCTTTGGGAAGGATTTCAGCGAGTTTGGTATTCTGAAGTAGCTCATGACTGGCGTATCTGGGATGAAGAAATTTCTAATGCCGACAACGACCAAGCATTTTATGATAAGCCTATTAATGTATTCCGTGCTTATTTGGAGTCCCTTATTGCTGCTCTCTCTATTACAATTCCTGCAATAAAATGTTTTCCTGATGATGCAGAGAATCCTATTGACTTGTCAACGGCTAAGGCTGGTGATAAGATTGCTGAACTGATTTATAGACATAACGATGCACCGATTCTTTGGCTGCACGCTCTATACATTAACATGACCGAAGGTATGACAGCAATGTATTCATACCCAAAGTCCGATAAAGAATATGGAACGTATAAAGAGAATGTATACAAGAAAGAGAATATTGAAGCTTACATCTGTCCGATATGCAAGAATCAGTTGGATGATGACTTATTCACTAAGCAGGAGATTGACGAATTTCAACCTGATGACGATGATATTGAACTGCACAATCTGATTATTAATGAAAATCAGGTTGTTTGTCCTCAGTGCGCAGCGCAGTTAGACCCAAGTTTGCAGAAATCTCCGCTTGTTGTTACTAGATTTGTTGACCAGAAAGAAGTGCCAAAGTCTAGAATTTGCATGGAAGTATACGGTGGTCTATACGTAAAGGTGCCTAACTATGCAATGAAGCAAGCTGATTGCCCATATCTTATCTTTAGTTATGAAACTCACTACACTAATGCCCTTGATAGATATGACCATCTAAGAGATAAATTTGATTCCAACGGCAAGAAGATTGGTCCTGCTGGTGGAGGAATGTATGACCCATATGAACAGTGGGCAAGGTTGTCACCTCAGTATCGTGGTGAGTATCCTCTTAATAATGTTACTGTTAGAAATTGTTGGCTTCGTCCTTCAGCGTTCAACGTTCTGAATGAAGAAGATACTAAACTACTCAAGAAGCATTACCCTGATGGAGCTAAGTTAGTTCTGGTCAATGATGAATGGGCCGCTGATGAGAATGAAAGCCTTGACGATTGCTGGACTATCATTAAGAATCCTCTGTCAGATTACATTCATTACTATCCAACTGGCTCTCTGTTGGTTAGCGTTCAGGACATTACTTCTGATTTGATTTCTTTGGTTCTGCAAACCATTGAACATGGTATTCAACAGACGTTTGCAGACCCAGGAGTTTTGAACTTTGAGAAATACCGTGAGGCTGAAACAATGCCCGGCGGTATTTATCCTGCTGTTCCGAAGACTGGTAAATCTGTTGGAGATGGATTCTTTGAAACTAGAACGGCTACCCTAAGCCAGGAAGTATTGCCATTCTTCAACATGATACAGACCCTCGGCCAGTCTGTATCTGGCGCTCAACCGTCGTTGTTTGGTGGTCAGCTTTCTGGCTCACGTACTGCATCTGAGTATTCAATGAGTAGAGCGCAAGCACTTCAGCGCCTACAGAATACTTGGAAGACTTATACTCTTTGGTGGAAGCAAATCTTTGCCAAAGTAATTCCAATGTATATTCAGGAAGTTCAGGAAGATGAGAAATCTACTGAACGGAATGAACAGGGTAACTTCATTAACGTGTTCATTCGTAAGGCAGAACTTGAAGGGCGTATTGGTAGAGTTGAGCTAGAAGCTAATGAGAATCTCCCAATTACCTGGTCACAGCGCAAGGATACCTACATGGAGCTACTCAAGCTCCAGAATCCAGAAATCCTTAAAGCACTTGCAGACCCAGAGAATGTTAAGTCCCTCGTCGAAGCTATCGGACTTGATGACTTTACTGTACCGGGTGAGGATGATAGACAGAAGCAATATGAGGAGATTAGACTTCTAATTAACTCTGAGCCTATTGAGATTCCTGTTGACCCGATGATAGCAGCGCAAGCTGTAATGTCTGGTCAGCCGCCACCACCTGATACTGAAGAACCATCTGTTGGAATTGACCCTGACCTAGATAATCACGATATTGAAGCTGAAGTTTGCAGAACATATCTAGTATCTGATGCTGGTAGGCTGCTTAAGATTGAAAATCCTCTTGGGTATAAGAACGTACTGCTTCACATGAAAGAACATATGAAGCAAATTCAAATGAGTATGGGTACTGCTCCACAAGCACCAATGCCACCAGCAGGCGGCGGACCCACACCACCACAGCCAACAGGTACTAATATGCCTTTGGCGGAGAATGACAATGTTTCTGCACAAGCTTAATCTGATTCCGTTCTTTGCTCCTGTTGATACGGCTACTGGTCCAATTGAAGATAAATCTCTGAGCAGAGAAGATGTCATTGAATTACTTGGTGAAGACGAGCCAGAACAAGAAACTATTGAACTGGAAAAGCCTGCGAAAAAGGCTTCTAAAGAAACTGATAAAGAAGACGAAGAAGAAACTAAAGAAGAGAAAGAACTCTCTTTAGAAGATGAGATTGAGGAAGAACTTGCAGAGCCAGATGAAGATAGGCTGGAACTGGTTGTTCCTCTCCGCCGTAAGGAAATTCTAGCTAAGTATCCTGAAATCTTTAAGGATTTTCCAGGACTTGAATCATCTATCTATCGTGAGAAGGCATTTACTGAGTTGCTTCCTACGATTGCAGATGCTAAAGCCGCTGTCGAGAAATCTGAACGGCTGGATACTTATGAGAATGAAATCATGGAAGGCTCAACTGAGAGCCTGTTGAATGCTGTTCTCAACACAGATAAGAATTCGTTTGACAAGGTAATTGATAATTATCTTCCAACACTTTACAAGGTTAATGAAGCTGCTTATTATCACACTATCGGTAATGTCATTAAGCATACCATTATGACTATGGTTAAGGATGGAAGAGATAATGGTGTAGAGGATTTGCTTGGAGCCGCTGATGTACTTAATCAGTATATCTTTGGCACCAAAACATTCACTCCACCGCAAAAGCTTTCTACTGACACGAAGAATCCTGCAACTGATGAAGTAGCTGAACGTGAACGTGCATTTCAGCAACGTCAGTTTGACACGGCTAAGGACACTGTTACTAGTAAGACAGAGAATGTTCTGAAAGCTACTATCGATAAGAATATTGACCCCAATGGGTCGATGACTGATTATGTTAAGAAGAATGCTACTCGTGAAGCATTCGATAATCTTGAGAACGCTATCGCCGCTGATAGCCGATTTAGAGCTGTTTTAGATAAGCTTTGGGAAAAAGCATTTAGTGATGATTTTAGCACAGAGTCAATGGACAGAATTAAATCTGCCTACACGTCCAAGGCAAAGACTCTACTGCCAGCTATTATCAAGAAAGCACGTAACGAAGCATTGAAAGGACTCGGTAAGAGAGTTCGAGATGATGATGAAGATACTGATAAGAAAGATAAACGTGGACCTTTACCTGTTGGAAAAGCACGGAGTCAATCCACCTCCCCTCAAAGTGGAAAGACGGTAAAGGACCAAGCTAGGTCTATCCCAAAAGGGACTAGCACTTTAGACTATTTGATGCGAGATTGAGGACATTAACATGGCACTAGTTGAATCTCAGGTTACTGCACTTGAGCTTGAAAGAGTAATTCCGAAGATTCGGACACTCTTTGAGCGAGATGACAAGTTCTTCGCTAACATTCAGAAGCGGGATGTTGAGAAGATTTCCAACCGTCAGATGCGAGTTCCTCTTGAACTGCGTCCCGGTGGTTCTTTTCAGTATTTCAATCCTGATGGCGGAGATTTGGGTCGTGGCGGTGGGCCGTCGTTTGATAAGGCGGTTCTTAGCTGCGTATTCGTTTCCGAGAACATCGAATACACCAAGCTGGCACAGTGGGCTACCGATGATGATAGGAAGTCTATTGTCAACGGTGTTCGTCGTCTTACTGCTACAGCATTGGATGAGCTTCGCCGTCAGCTTGATGCTCAGATGATGCAAGCTGGTAACGGTGTCATTGGCACTGTTACTACTGATACTCCTGCCGGTGGTAGCAACGTTGTTGTTATGACCACTGATGGATTTGGTGCTCGTCTGATGCGTTTTGGTCAGACTGTACAGGTATTCAATTCCACTCTTGCTACTAACAGGGGCAGCGGAGTTATTACCTTCTGGGACGTTGAAAACAAGACTATCAACATCACTCCCCAGATTGCTGGTGTGACTGGTGGTGACTTTATTGTTACCAACGGTATCAGTGCTCCTACTGCATTGCCCGCTCTGTTTGGTGTTCCATATCACCACAGCAATGCTTCCACTGGCACTTGGCTTGGCTTTAGCCGTGCTATCACTCCTGAAATTCGTGCAAATCGAGTGAACGCGGCTTCTGCTGCATTGACATTGCCTCTGCCACGCCTTGCCATTAACAAGATTGGCAATCGTATTGGTATTGACAATGACTTCGCTCCTGCTGCATGGATGCATCCTGCTCAAAAGGCAGCTTATGAGGAAATTGGACAGCTTATGTCCACTATCTTCAAGAAGCCGTCTGATGAGAGCTTGAATGTTTACTTTGATGGGATGCAGATGGCTGGTGCTCCTGTTAAGTGCTCATTCAATTGGGATAAAACCCGTATTGATTTCGTTACTGATTCTGTGTGGGGTCGTGGTGAAATTCTCCCACTTGGATTCTATACTACTGATGGCCGTAACATCTTTGAAATCCGTGGAGCTTCCGGTGGTGTCGCTACTGCCGAAATCTTCTACATGGTTATTGGCACTCAGACGTTTGTTAACAACCCTGCTGGCTGTTCATTCATTGACACGCTAGCCGTTCCATCGGGGTACTAACATGGCAGCTACAATTACGGTTACTGGAACTGCCGGAGCTGGTCTTACTGTGACCTCTGCGGTATTCAACAATATCACCTCTTTTACTATTGATGCGGTGAATAACCTCATCACTATGTTTCAGGGTGGTACTGCACTGCCAGCTATCAGTATTAACGCTGCTACCACAGTGACTGCCACTAAGGCTGCTGCTGTTTGGACTCTGACAATTAGCTAACATTGGAATCTAGGAGGGTGGAGGAATGATTCCAGGTCTTACAACAAAGCTATCGGAGACTAACGTAGCAGCGGCTGCTTCTATCTTTGCAAAATCAGATATCGTTCGCGTGACTGACACTACTAGCACTACGGTACTAACTACTATTGTACCGGGTGCTGCTGGTTTTAGTCAGGTCTGCTTCTTGCAGAATAAGAGCGGCGCTTCTATCACTATTGTTACCACTGGAAATGTGGTTGGCTCTGGCACATTTACAGTTCTTAACAATAGAATGGCTGTACTTGTGTTCAGCAAGCTCGAACAGAAGTGGTCAGTTTGTCAGGATACGTAGTCTAAGGAGAAGAAATGCCGGACCTAAATTTTCAAGACATTTCGACTGTTCAGGGTCTTGGTCAGCCAAAGCCGGTAACATTTACGGCTGCGGCTACTATTGCACCTAGTACGTTTCTCACTATTCTTTCTGGTAACACAGCGGTGAGCACCATTACACCTCCTGTTACCGGAACGCATATGTTGTGCATCGTTCCAGGTACTACTACTGGATTCACAACTGGTGGAAACGTTGTTGGTGGAACTACTACTGTTGCAAGCCGAGCGTGCTTGCTTGTATTTAACCCACTTACTGCTGCCTACACTGTGGTTACTGGAGCCACTGGTTAAATCCTAGTTACTTGCCCAGTAACAGGTAGTCGGGCTGCGCATGACTCTAATCACGCAGATTTAATTATATGGCAAAAGTTTTAGTTGGTGTTCCTACAGCCGAAGGTGCAAGACACGCTAATTTCTATGACTATTATAATGCCTTAGATAGACCAGAAGGCACTCTACATATGTTTGCACGAGGCCAATCACCGGCTCGTGGCAGGAATATGATTATCCAGGCTGCAATTGATAATGACTGTACTCACATCTTCTTTCTAGATGATGATGTCATTCCTCAGCCGGATATCATTAACCGATTGCTAGCGCATGATAAAGACGTAGTGACTGGTCTTTATGCTATGCGGGACTTTCCTCATTTTCCAGTAGCATTTGATAAGAGGTTTCCCAACGGATTTAACAGGCATGTCCATCTTAACGGAGATGTTGACGGTCTGGTAGAAATTACTAACTGTGGATTGGGATGCGTTCTCATTAAGATGGACGTATTCAATAAGGTTCCTAAGCCTTGGATTACACTTGGCGAACTGGAATCTGATGGTTGGTGTGATGACATTGCATTCTTCAATAAGGTTGGAGATGCAGGCATCAAGATGTACTGCGATACCAACGTACTTGTTGACCATATGATGACGGTCAATGTTGGATATCGTAAAGTTGATGGTGTTTGGGCTATCAATTACGATGTTAGAGGTAAAGGTAATTGTCAATTTCCTATCTCCTATCCAGCCGCTGACGTTGATATGGCGAAGCGGATTGAAGGATGGATGTCAGATAAGGAATTGGAGTTTCTTGGCATTGCGGCTAAGAACCATAAGAACATTCTTGAAATTGGTTGTTACAAAGGTAAATCAACACGAGTTCTGGCTGATAATGCTATTGGAACTGTCCATTGCGTTGATACTTGGAATTCTGTTGTTTATTCTAATGACGGCAGAGTAATCTATAAAACCAGTAATGACACTTATATTGATTTTGTAAAGAATCTCCATGAACATATCGAAAACCAAAAGGTTATTGTTCATAGAGTAGATTACAGATATTTTGAACCTAATGGTCACAAACCAGATTTTATCTTCATTGATGCTGCACATGATTATGAATCAGTTAAACATGATATTGCCAAATCAATGTGGATGTATCCTAAAATGATTGGCGGACACGATTATGACAAGAAAGTATGGCCTGGAGTTGTTCAAGCTGTTGATGAGTATTTTGATGGAATTC